TCATGCCGCTGCTTGAATTCGTGTTGACGAACAACGAGTTCTTCTACATGCTGCGCTGTCCGGACGGCAAGACGTACGGCCGGGGAACAAAGCTGTCTGGCGGCGTCATAACAGCGGGCGACTTAGGGCGAATTGTTCGGTCGATTAATCGGACCTGGGAGGACCATTCGAATGTCCCCGCGTGAAGTCCGATTTTGGCAGGGGTGTCGTGCGAGCCTCCGGTTTTTCACGACCAACGCCCTGGGTCTTAAATGGCCGAGCCACTATTCCGAGTGGGAACGACACATTGAAGATAATCCCCGAAGTTTAACGGAAGCGCCGCGCGGTAGTTGGAAATCTTTTTTCTTTTCGTTGGCGTATCCTCTTTGGCGCATGTTACGGGCGAAGACGGAAGTTCTCATGGTGGCCGACTCGGAAGACCAAGCGCGGACAAAACTTCGGATCATTCGCGATTTTATCGAAAGCCGTGAACAGCTGGCGCCGATGCGTCCGTCGACGAAAGAGCTCTGGGGCACCGACCAAATTCAATTTCCCAACGGCTCGATTTGTCACATCATGGGATTCGGGACAAGTCGGCGCGGTGTTCACCCTGACCTGATTTTGCCGGATGATATCGAATCTGAAAACAACAAAATGAACCGCGAGATCAAAGATCGAATGTTCTTTGGCGTGATTGCTGGGATGGCCTTACCGCACACCAAAATTGCTGTTGTGGGGACGCCACTCGAATTCGGGGACCTTCTGGAACAACTTGCCAAAAACGAGGCTTATTCGAAGTGGCGCAGACCTAGCGAAGTGGGCGGGAAGAACCAATACGCGGACATCTGGGCTGACGGCTGGCTTGATTTCCGAAAGAAGGAAATGGGGTCTTTGAACTATGCGCGCGAAATGCTTTTACAGAGGGTTGACCCGGCGACGCAACCGTTCAAGAGCGCATATGAAACCCTTTATACGGAACCTCCTGCTCGGTTCCAATACATCGTCACCGTCTGTGATCCCGCCTACTCCGAAAACCAGGGCGACTACTCAGCGATTGTCACCGTCGGATTTACTGGGGGCAATCACGCTTATGTTTTGGACTCTCGGGCAATTCGCCGAGAAGATCCAGGCGAAGTGGTTAAAGAACTTATTCGTGCCATTCAAAGCTTCCGGCCGACGATTGTTGGAATCGAAAAGCGTAAAGGTGACGCGATCAACTATTCGTTCCGGGAAGCTCGGACGCGTTTAAACTTGTGGGATTTTAAGTATGTTCAGCTTCAAAGTCGCGGGGTCAGCAAGGAAAAGCGCATTAACATGGTTGGCGGTCTTGTTAGTCGCTGGGAAAGTCGCGCTGTTCATATTCATCCGAACATGAAGCAGCTTCGCGAACAGTTGTACGCCTACCGGTTTGATGACAGTTCCAAAGAGCACGACGATTTGGTGGATGCGCTGGCTTACTGTTTCCATCCTGACATGATCCGACCCAACGACGGTCCGCAGAACATCCCGCAGGACGCTGATAGTTCCAGCTTTGAAGGAAAGCCGCGCTATCAGATCGGGCGGGATCAGACGTGGCAGCCAAAAGAAATTTACGAATGGATGAACATGAAATCCGGCGTGGGTCGTGGCGGGTACGGCTGGAGTTCGTCGGATTCTCCGATTTATTCGGACAAGAGGGTAGGAGAATGAAAAGCTGGATAGATCGCAGCGACGTTGTCAAAGAGCGCCAGATTGAACGCGAGTTGCCCAAGCTTCAACCGACATTCTGGCCGATTGAATGTATTTTTGGACCGCATCGAGCGGAGTTGCTTCACCGAGGCACCGCTTACTGCCGGAGTTGTTACGACGAAAAGTGTCGCCTCGGTAAATTACTCGACCAATAGGAGGTCTTATTATGGCTGGTGGTTTTGATTACTTGGATGAAGGAGCGTCGCAGGGTGGAATCAATAAGAAGAAATTGTCTAATTTGCAGACGGATCAGACTGGGATGGACGAATCGCCCGCCGAAGGCGGAGAAGGGTACGTCGGCGGGAATTCGAACGCGTCGTCGGTCGGATTCGACTACGTTACTGGCAAGAAGGGGTCCGTTACGAACAAGCCGATCTGGTCGCAGCAAAGTTCGGTGATGGGCATAACGGATAACGCCGGTTCTGAGGATGGCGACGCAAAAGGGATTAATGGCCTCCAAGACTCAACGGACGAAAATGCGTCCTATAAGCGAGTGCAGACGGATGAAGGCTTACCGCAGACGTATCGCAATTCGGCTGGTGCTGGCGATGCCGGGGTAGTTGATTCGGACGAGCCTGATAGTCGAGGGGTTAATGAAGTTCGCCCCGACACCCAGAAGATTGGTGCTGAGATGCCTCAAACGAAATTCACATCGAACGATGGCGGTGGAGCACCGCTTTTCAAGCACTAGCATGGCCGCTGCTAAGAAAGTCGAAAAGACGCAGCCGCCTGCTCCGGTATTTAACCCCCCGAAGCTGAAGACTCCTGCGCATTGTGCGGTGGAGGGGTGTTTTGAAGAAAAAGCGCCTGGACAGACGTATGTTTGCACAAAGCATGTGAGAGCGGGGTAGATTATGGCTGCCGGACTTCCCAATCAACCTGACGACGGACTTTTCCAGGCGCCGCAAGGACGCGCCGGAGATAGCCAGCTGGCAATAACTCGCAAAGAAGAGCTCGTAAGCTATTGCAAGAGTTTTTACCGGTCCAGTTGGGATTGGCGAAGTGCGCGATACCATGCGCAGTGGGACAAATTCGATAGAAACTACCACGGAATTTACGATCCGGTGCTACTCGGCCGCAAAGAGCCGTGGCAGAGCCACATGTTTCGAAATGTCACGATCCAAAACTGCGAGATTATAACGAGCCAGCTATTCAAAACGGCCATGGCTCCAAATCCGCCGGTGCAAGTTGAAGCGGGACCCGACGGGGATGCGCTTCAGGCGGAATTGATTCAAGATGCAAGTTCCTATCAGTGGCAGAAGTCGAAGTTCGAAGTGGCCTTTTACGATACGCTAAAGGAAGCGGTTCGTTACGGGTCTGGGTTCATGAAGGTTTACTGGGACAAAGTCGAAGATACCCGCATGCGCAAGACGATGATGGGCCTTTCTCCGCAGGATTTCGTTAATGGGATGAGCCCGGAACAGTTGCGGGGTCAAGAGCCGATTGCTCCTCCGACGTTCCAGGGGTTCGGCATGGCACCCAAGCAAGTGTTGCTTAAAAACAGCCTTTGCACGGAAAACATTCACATTCGAGACATCTTCCCGGAACCGAACACTCGGGATTGGAAGAAATACATCCATCGCCAGAAGTTGCCGTACGGTTGGATCATGGACAACATCAAGAAGGGCAAATTCTTCGATGTGAGCCAGGACCTTTTTGGTGTGACGGAAGGGTACCGCTTTGACGACGACCTGCGAACGAGCAAAGCAGATCGAAAGTTCATTGATCTGACTCGCATCTGGTCGACTTACGAGAAGGTCCATACGATCTGGGAACTGAACGCGATGATCCCCAGAAAGTGGATTCGATTCAATATCCCCGATGGCCCGGATGCGGAAGTATTGGTTCCTGGCAAGGTTCTGATAGCTTCGGGAGCATGGCTATTGTCCTCCGAGGAATCGCAGGACGTGGAAGGCGTCGGGAACCTTCTTAAGATGGACTACATTCGGACCGGGGAACCTTACGGAAAAGGCATCCCCGAAATGATCATTGACGATCAAGACGAGATCAACGAGCTTCGCAATCTGCGCGTAGACAACGTCAATATGATCATGAACAAGATGATGGCCGTTTTTGAAAAGGCCATCGTCAATCGGAAGGACTTTGTTTCTCAGCCGGGCGGGGTCATTCGCCTGAAGGACCAAATCTTTGCTGGCGGAGAACCGGACATCCGAAAGGTCGTAACGCCTATTGAGTTCCCGGATGTTTCTCAGTCGGCGTACAAGGAAACGATGGAGATTGAGCGCGGTATTCAAGAAAACACCGGCGCGAGCCGTGTTACGCTGGGTTCTACGGCCGTTCGTGACACCAACCAGACTCTTGGCGGGATGGAACTTCTGAAACAGATGTTTAACGAGCGGATTGCCGCTTATGGGATGTTAATTGAACAGGAATTTCTGATCGAGGCGGCCAACAGAACGTACAACCTGATTTACCAATACTTGCAACCGGAGGACATGAAACAGATCCTAGGCGACAATCCGGTCCCGATAGCTCCGAATCCTCTAGGCCCCATGCTCCCGCCCATTTCCATCCCTCGATACTTGGCGTTTGCTTTCGTTCCTCCGGAAGTTGTGCAGGCCTCTTATCGGTTTAAGCCGATGGGGATATTCTCGATGGAAAACAAGATTGTTAAATCGGCGCAGGTAATGGACGCGATCAAGGTTATGAGCCTATTACCGCCGGGTCAGGCCAATATTGCGGCGGCAATTCAGTACGTTCTGGAGAATTTGCAGAGTATTCCAGAGGCCAAGTCGTGGTTCCCTCCGTTTCCGAGCATGCCGGGAATTCCGGGAGGGATGCCAATGATCCCTGGGATGATGCCTCCTCCGCCCATCGAGGGGAATCCTCAACAACCGGCTCCTCAACCTGGCCCTCCTGGCGGAGTTCCTGGCCCTACGCCACCAAATCATGCGCCGAATCCCAACATGCAAGTTACGCCTCCGGGAATGAAATCGGGCCCGAACGGGAACCGTCCGGCATTTCTTCCTAGAAATCCAATAAGGAGACAACCCATTGCTTCGTGATTTGAGTAAATGGATCGAAAGTCTTTACGTTCCAGAGAAGACGAATTTCAAGGATGCGGCTCTTCCGGACTTAATGGAAGCGCTTGAAAATCAGGCTGTTCGTCGGCATTGGATGGAAGCTCTCGTGGAAGAACTCCGGGCGATCAACGTGGGGGTTGATCGGGCGATGCGCGAGGGGAAACTCGAAGAGCTCCCTTCTAAATCTGATCGACGTCGCACGATTGTTTGGACGCTCAACCAGATTTTAGAGTCAAAAACAGCCATTGAGAACGAGTTGTACGACCAGCAGCACGATAACCCGCTTGTTCGGGCCGTGCAATGAACGAAAGGGACGATAACCCGAAAGGGCCGTCAAGGGTACGATCATGTCAGACTTCACGGAAGTAAAGTCAGCGTCCGAATTGAACTCGACACCGCCTAAATTCCAGTCGGCCGTTTCGGGAGTTGTTGCTCCATCGGCTGACGAAGAAGCGCAGATGAAGGCGATGTTTCAGGGCGTCACCATGGAAAATTTGGATGAACCGGTCAAACAAGCGGCCCCTCAGGGACAACCGCCTGCGCAGTCCGTTCCTCCTGCAGCCGTGCCGGTAGCAGAAGCTCCAAAGAAGTTTCTGCGGCCGGATGGGACAGTGGACGAAGAAAAGCTCAAGACTTCCTCCGAGCAGTTGGGGAAAGCGATTGAGCAGAAGCAGAAGACTGTTGATGAAATGCTTGCTGAATACAGGGACAAGGAAAAACAATTTACTGAGCTTGGCACAAAGGCCAAACAACTCAAGGAAACTCAAGCTCCTTCCCCTGCATCTGATACGCAGCAAGCTTTTCCGCAGGTTAATCCGAATCAGTCGCCTGAACAGATCCGGGCACAACTTCTACAGCTTCAGCAGGACGACCCTATAGGGTTTGCTGTTGAAATTGCCAAGGTTGTTGCTCGTAAAGAAGCGCAGGAGATTGCTCTTCCCGCGTTACAGGTGACAGCGCGATTAGCCGAACAGGAGCGGGACTCGACAATGCGACAAAATCTCGTGCAACTTGCCGAGAAGGACAGTCGTGTTCAAGATCCAGCTCTTTACGCGGAACTTATCACAGAACTTAATTCTGATCCTGCGTACTTTCGCTTAAAAAACCCAGTCAAGTCTGCTTGGAATGAAGTCAAAGAACGGTTGCGTCTGGGTGAACCGCAAGGTTCAGCACAATCCAGCCAAACACCAGGCCCGACGTTAGGGCGAGGTGCGCCACCGTCTGTCTCTAGCCTTCCGCAACCGATGTCTCAGCAAACTGTTCGGGATCGCATTTACGATTCTAAATTGAATCCTTCTTCAGCTGAAGGGAAGCAATTAGAAGAGTCGATGCTCCGGCAGTTAGCCGAGAATACGTGGCGAGGGTAAAACGTCCGCTAAAAATAAAAGTGCGTCAAGGGCTAGGAATTAAAGCCTTAACTGGAAATAGGTCCTAGCAGATACGATGGCTGATACAAATACCACGACTACGACTAACAACAACATGTTGTTGGCGTGGTTTTCTCGCAAGATCATTGCGACACTAGTTCCAAAAACTCCGCTTATTGAATTCGCGCAACGCGACGAGCTTCCGCTCCGAACGGGTACCACTGCGACATTCAACGGGTGGAACCGTATTACGGGCGCGTCTTCGACCCTTTCTGAAGGTACAGCCAATTCGCTCGTGGCTCTGTCTTCTCGCAAGGTTAGCGGGACCATCGCCGGGTACGGCCGTGGCGTGAAACTCACTGACTTGTCGACCATGACCTACATCTTTGATGCGGTCAATGGCGCGATGGAACGTCTAGCCGATTCTGCTGCTGAAACGGTTGAACGTATGTGTCAGATGGGTATTTACAAAGCCGATATCAACAAGAATCAGGTGTCGACCACAAACTTCTCAAGCTACATGTCGTCTTTAGTTTCTGGTTTCTGCGCGACGACCGGAACGCACAACGGGGACATTCAGTTCCAGTTCCCGGCCGTGTTTGGCGCTTCCGTGACCCGCCTGTCCGCTGTTTCTAAGACTGCCCCGACGGTTTCGGCGCAACTTTCGGTCTATTCAATCCGAAAAACTGTGACGAAGCTTCGTGGCGTGTTTGCGAAACCTTTCGCGGACGGATACTTCGTTGGCTATGCGCATCCCAATGGGCTGCATACGCTCATGAAGGACAACACTTGGAAAGACTGGAATCAGTATCAGAATTCCAAGGAAACCATGTACAAGGGCGAAGTAGGCATGGCGGTCAATGGCGTTCGGTTCGTGCAATCTGCACTGACCCCTCGCTACGCGACGGCTGCGCACTCGGTGAACGCGACGTTCATCTTCGGACAGCAGGCCTTCGGGTTCACCTCTCTTGACGGTAACGTTAAGATGATCGTGGCTCGCGGTCCAGATAAGTCCGATCCGTTCGACCAGTTCGTTGACGTGACCTACAAGATCTACGGTGTTGCTCTGGCGTTAAATCCCAGCGCTGGCCGTATCTTGTTCACTCACGAAATTCTGTAAACAAGTCCCGGGCTCCGGCGCAAGCCGTCCCGGGCACAATTTATGCAAGCACTCATTAAAGAAGAATTGAAATTAAATCTGGGAGGGGCCGGAGAGGGATTCAAGGACAGCCGAATCCCAGGATTTAAGACGGTCGACCTACGAGAGGGCCCAACGACAGACTTCGTAAGCGACGTTTCAAAGCTCGCCGCGATCAAAGACGCAGAAGTCTCTGAAGTCTACGCAAGCAACGTCCTGGAGCATTTCACCCATTTAGACACTGTGAAAGTTCTGTCAGAGTGGTGTCGCGTTCTTAAGCCTGGAGGGAAACTGTATGTCTCCGTTCCTGATTTCGACGTCATCGTAAAGCTCTACCAGAAGGCCGGATATACGACCTGGCTCAATTATCATCTGTTTGGGGACCAAAAGCATCCACTCAACTTCCACTACACATGCTTCACATTCGCCACGCTTGCGAAAAGCCTTGTAGACGCTGGGTTTAATGATGTCAGGCGGGTCAAAACTTTCGGACTGGCTGAAGATGGATCATGCAATATCGATTCATTAACAGGAACGCTCATATCCCTTAATGTTGAGGCTCGTAAATGAAAATAGCTGTAATTGCTCCTGTTCACAATGAGGCCCCTTGGATCGGCTATTCGGTTATGGCGGCTATGCCATTTGTTGAGGAGTTCGTTTATGCCGTATCTCCCAGGTCGGACGACGGAACAATTGAAATTCTCCGGCACATTGCAAGGAATCACGGTAGGGTCCGAATTCTGATCCAATCCAAGTACGATTTCGATCCCATGGACATGAAAGCCTATAACGCGGCGTTTAATGATTGTATTGAGCAGACAAAATGTGACGCTGTCTGGTTCCTTCATCCCGACATGATTGTTGTTCAGGGGAGCCGTCTAACAGAAGGTCCCTTGGCGTGGTGGACGAACATTCGGAGTTTTGCCGGGGATTTCAACACCCAGATAACAAAAGGGAGAGCGTCCAAATGGAAAAATATCCACGCAAAGAAATACGGCCTCCATTACTTCGGTGGATATGGATCACAAAACGAGGATTTTTATCACTCGGATATAACAGGAAAAACTTACAAGCATTATGGGGAAGATTTATTGAGCTATCCATTCGAGATAGCGGACAGTGGTTTTGTAATTAACCATTACTGTGAGCTTAAGGGGTATAAACGGCGCCTAGAGAAGATGAAATTGTGCCTAAAGACGCAGAATCCACAATGCAACGCTGGCCGTATCGAAGAGATGGCACTGCATCATCCGCGCGTGACGCTTGAACAATCTTCGGACCAGTTCGGCCGCTTTGAATTTTCGCCGTCTGCGGATCCTATCCCGGAAATTATAACGAAGTATAGGGACGAGTTTGCATCTTTCATGAAGCAGGAGGTCCTTGTTTGATGGCTAAAAGCGATCCGTTGGTCAGTTTTATTGTTCCGGTCTATAAGACGAACCCGGAGGTTCTAGACAAATGTCTCAAGAGCCTTCGGGACATGTCATACAAGCGCATTGAAATCATCGTTGTTTTTGATGGCGCTCCAGAAGACGTGGATTTGCCTGGAATCGCTCGGAAGTGGACACAGCCTGAACGCATCATTGAAATTGAGCATGGCGGCGCACCAAAGGCGAGAAACGCCGGGGCAAAGATTGCAACGGGAGACTATTTTTCGTTCTGGGATTCGGACTGTTTTGCCAAGCCTGAAATGGCTAAGCGTTGGATTCAGGAGTTCGAAGAGACAAAGGCCGATTTCGTTTATTCTGGCTACGAATTCGTAGGACATGACGGGGGGGTCAATGGGGAACCGTTCGACCCGTACCTTCTTACGTGCAACAACTACATTTCGACGATGTTTCCTATGCGGCGTGAAGTGTTTCAGCCCTTCGACGAGACGCTCTCCGCTGGGCAAGACTGGGACATGTGGCTAACGCTTGTCGGAAAGGGGGCGCGTGGATCGTACATCCAGGGGTACGGATTTTCCACGGAAGCCCCCAGCAAGAACTCGATCTCTGGAAAAGGATGGTCTGACGAGAACTTCAAAAAGACCCATTCAACCGTCCGAAAGAAGCACGGCATTCCTGTCCGTGACATTGCGATTGGCTCGGCTATGGAGAAGCTTAAAGGCCTTCACGTCGCGAAGTTGATTGGCGCAGATTTTAACCAGTTCTTGGACTTCCGGGTCCATGATTACAGTCTTGCATTCAATCTCGGGTTCGGAGAGAACATCTGGTTTTCGAACGCTCCGTCAAAGTGTATTAAGGTCCAATACTGGCTGCCCTGGGACATCACGGGTCTAGAGAATTGGGGGCTTTTAAAGTCGGTCAATATGCTTCGGAAACTCCAAGATGCCGGACTTGTCCACTGGGTCAACGACATCGTTAGCAAGAAACGTCTTGCGCATCTGTTTAATTTCGTAGGGTTAGAGGCTCCGAAGATTGTTCCCTTGCCGTCGGATGTTGACGAGGCGGAAACGAAGCTCCCCGAAAAATACCGAGTCCTTCTCGACATCGACGAACCCTACATGCCGTTTTTTAAGACGATTAAGCAGGACCTTCCGTACATCCAAATTGACGAGCTGAACTTTTCCACCAACCCTATCGCTCGGATTGAAGATTACTCGCTTCTGGTTTCGTTCAAGTCCCACCCGACGATAGACGAGCCCATCCGCCGGATGTTGATTAATGGTCGGAACGTCGTTTCGAACGTTCAGGCTCCTTATACCGGGTATTTTGATCTGGATGTGACAATGAAAGACTTCAAGCAGGAGCTCATTCGGTGTATCCGCGACGGGCGCTTCTTGAAGTTCAACGATCAGGCGGCCGATCATTACAAAAAAGAAGTTGATCCGAAGGCATTTGCAGCTAAGATCAGGGCTCTTTTGCCAATAAAGCTCGAGGCTCTATGAAACCTAAAGCGACCTTCGTTATCCCGGCCTACAACGCAGAGAGTTATCTAGCTCAAGCGCTGGTGTCGTGTCGTGGTCAGTCCGTCAAGGACGTAGAGATTCTTGTTATTGACAACGGATCAGAAGATGGCACGCGCGAGCTTGTTGAGTGGCACAGCAAGGAAGATCCCCGCGTCCGTCTAGAAGTTTGTCCGACTCCGAAGAATCGGTCTGCCGCGAGGAACTATGGGAATGCCATTGCAAAGGCTCCGGTCGTTCTTGTTTTGGACGCCGACGACATTTCGTTGCGAACCCGTGTCCGGGACACTTTGAACCATTTCAATATTCACAACGCAGACGTCCTTTATGGCCCATTCGATCTGATTGACGAGAACGGGAACATTCTCGGGACACAGCAGGCTGGCATTTTCAATAAAGAGGTTTCTCTCAAGAAGCGGAAGAACTTTATTGGCCATTCGACGATGGCCTATCGGAAGGGCGTTACGCTGAACGTCCAGTACGACGAAGGAGACTATTCCAGGCTGGGGTTAGACGACTGGAAGTTTCAATGGGACTGTATTTTAAAGGGATACAAATTCGGGTTTACGAAGAATGCCCTTTCCCGGTACAGAATTTATCAGCTTCCAAACCATTCTTACGGGTCAACGACAGAATACTACAGGGACGAATCGGAAGTTAAAGCGCTCAAAGATGCCTACATTAACGGAATCGAAAACCAGCTTGCAAGTAAGGTCTAGGACCTTCAAGGCGGCGTTTATTGTCACGACCGTTTCCGGCGTGGCGTACTACCGCATGGCGTCTTTCGCCTGGGCGATGCGTTCCTGGCCACGCGTTGAGACTGTTGTCTGGCCCTATTCCAAAAACATCACGACCCAAAACCCTTGGCAAGTGGACATGCTGGAGTCTCCCGATCTTCGGAGGAATGTGGACTATCTTTGCGAAATGGCCGATGTCGTTGTTTGGCAGGCCTTGGATTTCCAGCACTCTCTTGAATTTTGGATGGATCTGAGAGTTCGCCATCAGAAACCGTTCATCATGGAAATTGACGACTACGTGTCCGACATCCCTGTTGAAAACGAGGCGTTTGAACAGTACCGGACGGGGTCTGTTCGCCACAGGGTAACTATGGAACAGATGAAGAAGTCGGACGCCCTGATCGTCTCTACGCCATACCTCAAATCGCAATATCTTGGCATGAATGAGCATATCTACGTTATGCCGAACAGCATGGATTTAAAGGAATGGGACAAAGCTAGCCGTCGCCGGGGCCGGGATCGTATTCGGATCGGGTGGGTAGGCGGTGGAACGCACACAGCGGACCTAGAAATGGTCAGACCGGCGCTAGAGGCGATTCTTTCCAAGAACGAGAATGTCTGGTTTTATTGCGTGCACGGCGTTCCAAACTCGTTCAAGAAGATGGACAAGGTCTACTGGACGCACAAGTGGTCAAAGATCAACCTGTACCCGCGTTTCGTGGCGTCTTTTAAGTTCGATATTGGTATCGCGCCGCTAGTTGACAACAACTTCAATCGCGGGAAATCGAATCTCCGATGGCTTGAATACTCTTCTTTGAAGGTCCCGACCGTTGCGAGTCCCCTCCCCGACTTTGTTCGGTCCATTGAACCAGGTAAAACAGGTTTCTTAGCAGATGATCTTGGATCATGGGAATCGCACCTCCAGGAACTAATTGACGACGAGTCTTTAAGGTCGGACGTTGGACAGCAAGCCTATTTGAGCGTCCGCAGCCGGTTCAATGTTCGAAAGAATTCGACGGCTTATTTGCGACTTTTGAAAGGAATTAACGATGGCGTATTTCCCTCAGACTCTCATTGACCTTCAGTCGTACATTTCGGGGCTTATTAACGACCCGACGAATACTCGCTACTCGCTAGCGACGATTAACAGCCAGCTCGACATTGCGCAGCATCGCTGGAATGCTGAAGCTCGGATCTGTCGATGGACGGACTACATCACTCCAACAGCGAATGTGTATCGGTATCCGATTTCTACGAATTTGACGCTATTCCCGATTCAGATTTTGCGTGTTGCCTATAAAGGTCAGCCTTTAATTATTAGGTCGGTGGAATACTTCGACAAATACTCTGCAACGGACTGGACGACGTCGATTGGGACACCTCAAGACTTTTGTATTGATTTGAATTCAAACAACGCCACGCTAGCTCAGACAGGTCCGTCTTTTATACTCCACCCCACACCTCAAGCCGGAGATGTTACCCCGTACACGAACAATGTGGGGATATCGAACTTGGCGCCCCTTGCTATTGAGTACCTAGCCCCGCATACTCCAATGAGTAGTGATTCTGATACGCCTTTTACGGTTAACACGACATACACCAACACGGCGATTATTCCCTATTTAGCCGGACTTGGCCTTGACGTTGCGGCATCGATACTGGAGCCGGACCCGACAAAGGAGACTGTAAGTAAAGCCAGGCTGTTCCGGTCGCAGGCGAACGCTTATATGAGCATGGTGGTGCAGCTTTACAGAGGGTTAGAAGAAGACGCTCCATTTAGAATGAGCGGGGGGAGAACAATACGTCCTGGCATGGCCTAAAATCCGCTCTTTTGGCGGGTATTTTTGTCCTTCTTGGGCCCAAGTGGGCCTTTGCCGGAGATGTTGTTGTTTCCCAGTTCCAGGGTGGCTTAGATACCCAAGATTCTCCCGCTGAGTTGGATCCCTCCCAAGCGCAAGACCTCCTAAACGTCAACATTCAACCGGGTGGAGCGGCGATCTTTAAACGCGACGGATATGGAGTTTTTCAAACGACCTCCTTTTCGACAGCTCCGATCCACGGAGGTTACCATTTCCAGCAAACGGGGGGATCTGACGTTCAGTTGTGGGGGAACGCCACAAAGCTTTCGGCAATTGTTAGCGATGCTTCGCCCGTGGTTATTGCCACAGGAACAGACCAAGCGACCTGGCAATGCGCAGATTCTCAGGGGTTTGCTTACTGCTTAACTTCTTCCCGAGACACCGCCGTCAAAACGGACGGATCTACGGCAAACACGTCCTATTCGGCGGGAATACCGCTTGGAACAATGCTGACGTTTACTCCGACTCAATTGGTCGTTGCGGGGGTATCTGGAAATGAAAGCACGATCTACATATCCCAGCAGAATGCGTTTACTACTTTCACGGTGGGAGTTCTACCCAGCTCTGCTTTTACTGAGCCCATTGCTAGTCCTGGCAGCCGGATTACTCATCTCGCTTATTATTTTGGGAAGCTTTTTTGGTGGAAAGATCAATCGTTTGGCTACGCCACGTTTACGAACCAAAACGATTGGCAGCTAACGATTGTCAGCAACCAGATCGGAACATTAGACAATTCCGACGCCTTCTGGAATTCTAGCGGGTTTGACAGCGGCGCCAAATTCTCAGGCATAGCATCGGCTAACGCCGAAAAGAGTCCCGGCGGAATATTCTTCCGAGGCCAAGACAACCATCTTTACGTTTACGACGGCTACTACTTAACACGTCTGAGTCGCGCTATTTCGCCTACCGTAACAGCAGCAAGTCGGCGGAAAGCAAACCTCTGGAAACAGAGCAGTCAATCCGAACTTCAAACCGGGAGCATTGTCCCAACGCGTAGCTTGTCCACCACCATTAGTGCTGGAGACGTTATTGTTTCCAGTTTCGGAGCAAATGAACGGAGTCAGTCCACTGGGTGGGGCAGTGGAACATCAAACAATTTTGCAATAGGAACTAGTTCCTTGTCACTTGTAATTAACAATTCTGGAACTGTTCTAAATAATGATTTTGAAGGGACATGCGCATCAAACGTTCCTGCAAATTGGACTCAAGCATCTGGTCCTTTTGTTTCCGGGTGTTCTGCCGATGCTTGTACGCTCGGAACATGCACAGTAAATCCTCGAACGGGAAGCAATATGCTTGAGTTCACGTCAGACCCTTCGGCATTTTCTACAACGATGGCAATTTTGGATGCGAATACTCTTTCAACTCTTTCTTCAACGGTTATACCTCAAACAGACGTTTGTGGATGGACGCAATCGAGCATATCGGCTGGTTCAAATATAGGAAAACGCTTTAAGCTTAGGATTTCTGGTGGTGGTGCAAGTTATACCACCACTCAATCGTACATTCTGGGTGGAGATATAACATTTTATTACAACGGGAGAAGTAAGGGTTCTGGCAAATGTTTTTACATAGATGATATTGCGAATGGTTCTAGCACTATTACATCCGGGTCTTACACTTCTCAAACTTACGACACCGGCCTATCATCGGCGATTTATCAGCTTTCAGATGTTGGCTACACACTAAACACGGCCACACCGCTGTTTGGAGTTCTGACGGCCACGGCCACAACGGGGCCATGGACCCAGATTATTACGGCGACTGGAACTAACGTTTACGGGAATAGATACGCTAAACTCGTTTCTTCTCTTTCCGTAACATCTTCCCAGAACGCGCTGACGGCAATCGGGAACATCGCGGTTGTCGCCCGGTCTACCGGGACATACTATTCGGCTGTTAATAACGCGCCAGCTTTGACATCTTGGGGGACCATTGGGATAACGGATTCTGTAAACGCCAGCACGATTACCTATTATTCTCGGTCGTCAACAAACAGCTTTACCGTTCTATCTTCCACGCCGTCCTGGGTTCTACAACCAAAGAATTCGAATATAACGGCGTCAACTGGGACGTACATGCAATTGCGGGCCGACTTTGCTCTTGTTACGGCCACAGACACGCCGACCATGAGCGACTTTACGTTTAACTGGTTTGAAGGGACGGCGGCTTCTCAGGCATTTATCACCTATTTCAACGATGCGATATGGTTCTCGGTTTCTTCCAGTTCAAGCGCCTCAGTAAACAACCGGATATTTTACTGGGATATCCTTAACGGGGCATGGTTAATCTACGACATTCCGAGCAATGGATTCCTTGTTGAGAACAACCGGCTCTACTTCGGGGACCCGTCCTCCGGGAAGATCTTCCTGTTTGGCAGTGTTACGACCGATAACGGGGCGAACATTAATTCGTATTGGCGGTCGAAGTCGTTTTTGGGATCTGACCCATTCGTCCAAAACGAGTTTGTCCAGGCAGATTTTGTCCTGGGGCAATCATCAACAACGCTGACCTACACGTACACGCTAGACTCTAAAACGTCCACTGCCTATACCATGACGGTTTACGATTCGGCGGCTTCTTTAATTCAGCGCAACTTCTTGTTGCCCGTAGGCAAGATCGGGAAGTATTACGACTTCCAGATTGGGGACAATTCGAGCAACCCCGCCTGGCGATTGATGGGGCATCGAGCGCATTACAATGCTTTGAATTGGCGCCCGGTGACAAATTGAGGAACATACTTTTGATCATGCTGGCTATCCCATCAGTGGCCTTTGCAGGCGGACCAAAAAGCACATTTCCCTACCCGCGCGGGCTGGACGCTGAGTTCATCCAGGTCTACCACGACATCGCTAATCCCGTAATTAACGTAGGTTCGGCAAGCACGATGACCATAACGAGCCTGGTCGGCGTTACGGATGGGAGTAATGCGTGTTCTGGATGTTATGGAGAATACGTTTCATCTACCACTGCGGCCAATGCGACTCCGCCGCCGGATAGCACTTTCGGAGATGCTCTCAGCTTAAATTTGACGTCTGGCGACTGGGACGTTACAGGGATGATTTACTTTTCGAGGAATGGGTCTACTTGGTCCGGAACCGTTAACGGAATTTCGTCAACGGCTGGCAATAGCAATGCAGGGCTTACGTTGGGACTGAACAGAAACAATGAATCATGGGCGAGTTCCAGTTCGACTCCAATAGAGTCCATGTCAATTGTTCCAGCATACCGCGTATCAATTAGTGCGGCGACGACCTATTACCTGAAAGTACTCATCTCCTATTCGGCCGGGTCTCCTATCTACCAAGCGTCGATTCATGCAAGGAGGGTCCGATGAGACGGTTCGTTTTCATGTTTCTTTTGACTTGCACGGTTGAAGATCAGCTAGCAACAATTCGTCCTGGCGCGTCCTATGTTATCCATCGAGGAGACTACGACGGTATCGAATGGCTTGATAGGGGCCAGGCAAAGCCGACGAAGGTGGAGATGGATCAAGCGCTTTCCGGGTGCATTGCAAGCCACATCGACTCAGCGAAAGTCCAGGCCAAGTCGGATTTGAACAATGGATCACGGTCGCCCGTCCAGAGGATTGACGCGATTGTGAAGTATTTGGAATTAGACAGATAGGAGATTCGAACATGGCGACAAACAACTTTGATCCACCCACAGGAGAAACGCCCTTATCGGGAGATCCGAATTCGTTCCAGTGGGGGCAGGGACAATGGCAGGGCGCAGGCGGGGGAGAAACCGCAGCAAAATACTACGCCTGGAAAGACTTTGCTGCTCAGTTCGGCAGAAATCCAACCCAGTCCGAGTTAAACCAGCTGGCTCCGTCGTATTTGTCTTCCGACCCGAACATGGCAAACACCTCCGGCGGCAAGGCGAACGTTTCGGCGTATTACTCGCAGCTATCGCAAAGCCCAACGAACATTTACAACCAGCAACAGGGCCAACTGGCTAAAGACGCCCCAAAGTTTGCCCCTCAGGTTGATCAGCTCTTTCAGTCGAATCTGGGCCGTGTGGCAACCGATGCAGAAAAGACGCATTTCGGGATGCTCCTAGCGTCCGGGCAAGATCCATATCAGATCCAGCAGGCCCTGCAACAGACAACAGAATACAGCACAAAACAAACCCAACAGTTTACCGATCAGCTTAAACCGCAGTTACAGTCCAGCAACGCGGACTATTTCTCAAAATACATTCTTCCGTCTATTCAATCTAAGAATGCTGAAGCGGGCCGTACGCAAGACAGCTCGGGATATCAGGCGCAACTGGCAAACGCTGCACAAGGGCAGAACTACGATCTCCAGAATTATCTTGCGCAGATCCAGGCGGGCGGGTTCCAAACATCCCAGGCGAACGCAACCAATAACTACCAGCAACTTTTGGGTCAGCAATACGGATTGCAGAATGCCGGCGTTTCGAACCAGCTGGCAAACAATGCGGCGAATCAGCAGTACAACCAAAACCTGAACATGTACCAGCTTCAGCAGCAGGCCTACTCCAATTACCTAAACCAATACGGTAAAAGAAGCGGATTGTCTTCCGGATTGCAAGGCGCGTTGAGCGGAGGAGTTAGTGGGGCGTTAGCTGGTTCTAAATTCGGGGCACACGGAGCGCTTCTCGGTGGATTGGGCGGTGCAGGACTCGGTGGAGCGTCAGGCGCTTACTTATAAGGAGAATCACATGGCAGATATTCAAATACCACAACGTACCCCTCTGCAAGGAGGTCCTCCGGCTCCACCTTACGAGCTAGTACAGAGTTACCTTAACAGACCCTACCAGAATATTGACAGGACGACAGGGAACATCGACAAGATCACTCAGTATTTAGACCAACAACAGAAACAGAAGATCGGTGCTTTTGAGGCAGGGGGTCCTGCCTTGATGAATTCACTTTACGGTGGAGGGCAGCAGTCGCCACAACCACAGCCACAGCCACAGCAACAACCTCAAACTCAAAACGATATCCCGGAAACGATCAGGGCAACGCTGAACCATCCGGTACTGGGCATTCATGCCAAAAATATTGTTGATTTTAAGAATCAAATGGCCCAGAACGAAACCATGGGTAAATACGGACAGACCCTGAATGTCGGGGTGAAGGACCAGTTGTCTGCGGAACAGGCGCTTATGGGCGCCGAGCAATTCCAGCAAGGGCAGGATCGGCAACAGAGTCAGTATGAAACGTCAAGGGCTGACGAAGAGTCTCGTTTTCAGCGAGGTCAAGGCCAGAAGGTGAATGACATCATCGCTTCGGCTGGACAGAAGCAGTCTGATACGGTTGATAATTTGAGAAAGATTGATGACGCCTTGGCAGAGTTCAAGGCGGCGCTATCTGCAAATAAACCATCGCTGGGAGCTAACATCAAAGGGAGAATATCGGATGCTCTTGGAGGGAAAGAAACAATCGCCGGTATCAGGGTCGGGTCGAACTCAGCGGATGCCGTTAATCGGGCCAAAAAGAAGCTTGCGCTCGCTCTTTATCCCGAGGTGACCAAGTCCGGACGAATTGGACCGCAGGCGGATGAATACATCAACAGCCTATTACCCACCGCAAAGAATGTGGATTGGAAAGACTATATTCAGGGGATTGAATCTTTCAGGAATTCCATTTCATCCGGAATGAGCCAGAACTTAGAAAACGCTAAAACCGGTGCAACTTCCGGCGATGTCGTAGTTCCTCAACCAAAACAGCAGAGGGCTCCACAAGTGGGGCAAGTTTACAAGGGGCACGTGTTTCTAGGGGGAGATCCGTCGAGTCCTAGCAGCTGGAGAAAACAATGAGCATGCCCTGGGAAGACTTCGCTCCTCAGCAACAGGCTCCGGCCCAAGCTCCGTCTTCGTCGGGTGGCGGAAATCCGTGGGACGATTTTGCGCCGCCAAAGCAAGAGAACAGACCAGAAATAGGATTAGGCGTAGCGTATGACGCAGCTTCGAGCATGGCTCCATGGAACATCTTACGGCAGAAGACGCTCGATCCAGCTGGCGAGAAGGTTGCTGAGGCTGGTGGGCGGATGGGATATCCTGCAACCGGGGCGGCAATAGGAACTGCAATTCAAATGTCCCCAGAAATACTATCGGCGGCGACAGGGCTGCGCGGAGCTTATAAATCGGACAATCCGTATATTAAGGGAGTAATGAATTCTCCCCAGGAAATTGGAGCTGAAATGAACGCTGGGGAAGATGCTGCTGGGGTAAGTAGGAATCTTCCTGTACGTTCTGGCCTTCAAGCTCGGTTTCCTAAAACTCCGTCTGATGTAATGACTGTAACTCCTGACGGGACGGCTATTCCCCCGACAACTCCTCTTAGTCAAGTTCCCGGCGTAAATCCAACGAGTTATCCGAAAAATACAAGTGCTTTACTTAATTCAATGCAGCAGAGGGTACAGCAGTTTGGTGACTAATTGTCAGCTCAGGAGTTGGCAGACTATCG